GGCAAGGGCGGTGTCTATCGCAAGCAAGCTTATGTCCTTTCCCCCACGAGCGGATTGATCGGATCTCCGGAACCGGAAGCCAAGACCATGACGGACGAAGCCGCTGCGCGTGAAGGCGTGACGGCAGAGCAAACCGGCGTGACCAAATCCATCAAGGCTGGGCGTGCGGCCAAGAAGCTGAAATCCGGCAAGATGGGCAAGGCTGGTAAGGATCAAGTCAAGCTACAGGTGCAGGGCTACAAGGCTGCATCCCTGTTGCAGCCGCTTATGGAACCGGGCGGATATGTGCAGCTAAAGACGCGCGATATTGACGGCGAGTTCTTTCGTATCGAGGAGGTCAATCACGTTGGCGATACGCACGCCGACGATTGGTATTCCGAACTGACTTTGAGGTTTGCACGGTAATGGCTGAAAACTCGAACAACCTTGAAGATGCGCTGATAGGCCTTGTGCAGGGCCAATTGGCAGACGTTAACACGGCCATGCCGGGCGTTATCGCATCCTACGCCAACGGATATGCAAGTATCGTGCCAACTGGCAAAAAACGCTTTGCAGACGGCGACGAACTGGATTTCCCTACCATTCATAATGTGCCGGTTTGCTGGCCTTCGTTCGCAGGGGGGCAGGCTGGTTTTAGTGGGCCTGTCTCGGCTGGCGACAAATGCCTGATCGTGTTCGCGCAACAAGCCACCGATGGCAGCGACGATCTACGCCAGTTCGACATGACGGACGCCTACGCGGTCATGTGCGATCCGGGTAATGCTGGCAATGGCACTGGGCTATCAATGTTCTGGGGTGGCGCTTCGATCACGATTGACGCGGGCGGGGCTGTCGCGATCGAGGCACCGGGCGGACTAACGATCAATGGCGCAGTTGTGCAGTCAGGTGGCACCATGACCAGCGAGGGCGTTGTCGTCTCCACGCATACACATAAGGGCGTGCAGGCTGGCGCTGCTAACTCTGGCCCACCAAACGCCTAGTGCTTGCTCTTGGCACGGTTTTTGCATAAGGTGCCGCAATGCGTGACCTCGCCCTTTCATCTACCCATGACCTAGACGTAAGTTCTGGCGATATGGTGCTTCTGGACGGCGCGGAACGGGTACGCCAGCAAATCACGATCAAGCTCAAGCTGTGGCAAGGAGAGTGGTTTCTTGATACCGACTTCGGCACGCCATATCTCGCTTCCATCCTCGGCAAGCAATTGACGCTTTCGGGCGCTATAACCGCGCTACGCAAGTCCATCATGGAAGTGGAAGGCGTGCGCAAGATCACATCATTTACGTATGATTTCGCCAGCGCGGCACGGACATTGACCGTCTCGTTTGCTGCGGAAACGCCATACGGGCTTGTAGAGGTTAACGCATGACGCTGACTGTTGCAGGCTTTGAACGGCCACGGCTCACCGAAATCAAGGCGGATCTTGACGCCAAGGTCACGGCGGTGCTCGGCCCGGTCAATACCTCTGCCGATAGCGTGACCGGGCAGATACTAGGCATCTTCGCGGCGGCAATGGACGACGTATGGGAAGCCGCACAAGACACGTATGACAGCATGTATCCGGCCACGGCAGAAGGCACATCGCTTGATGGCGCAGTGTCTTATGTGGGCCTAGAACGTCTCGCAGCGGCACCAACCAGCGCCATTGCCATGTGTTACGGCACGGAAAGCACATACGTTCCGGCGGGCTCTATCGTTCGTTCGATTGGCGGCGTGCAGTTCGTTTCGGACTACGATCTGATTATCTCCCGCGCCAATGCGGGCGACGTTGAAATCACGGTAAACACCGTCGAAAACGCGGGCAATTATCAGATTATCGCGGGCGGCGTTTCTGTCACGTACACTTCTGACGTAAGCGCCACGGCAGAGGAAATCGTGGCGGGCCTTGCCGCATTGTTCGATGCTGGCACGTTTACCGCCATGGCCAACGGAACGACGCTTTCACTGCGCAACATCAATGGCGAAGGCGCATTCTCGCTGACTGTCGGCAGCAAGCTGACAATCTCGCGTCTCGGCTCGCCTGTCGCGTTTACGGCGGTGGAAGTCGGCGCAATCGCATTGCCCATCGGCGCGCTTAATACGCTCGATACGGCAATATCCGGATGGACTGGCGTTTACAATCTCACTGCCGGTTCAACCGGGCGCGCTGTCGAAAGCGACGAAGAGTTGCGCGTTCGCCACACCGAGAGCGTCCGCGTTACCGGAGCGGCCACGGTTCCGGCTATCCGTGCTCGGCTTCTGGCAGACGTCGAGGGCGTCGAATACGTCTCGATTTACGAAAACCGCACTGCTGTTGTAGACGCATTCGGCCTTCCACCTCATTCGTTTGAAAGCGTTGTGTCTGGTGGCGCAACGCAGGAAATAGCAGACAAGCTATTCGAGGTTAAGCCCGCTGGAATCCAGACATACGGCAATGTGTCCGCAACCGTCATTGACGAAAACGGCGATGGGCAAGTGACCAGCTTTTCCCGTCCTGTCCCACAATATGCTTGGGTTCGCGTCACGATCAATGCGCTGGATACCGAGGAAGCGGTAGACCCTGGTTATGTCGACGCGATCAAGGCGGCAGTCTTGGCGACCGGAAACGCCATCGGGATCGGCAAGGATGTAATCTTGCAGCGCTTCTTTGGCCCGATTTATACATCAACTCCCGGATTGGGTTCGATCACCGTGGAAATCGACACAACGGCAAGCCCGCTCGATGCGCCCACGTATGCCACTTCGAATATCGTCATTGCCCGTGCGGATCATGCGATCTTCGACCTCGCCCGCATTAGCGTGATCGAGCCATAATGCTCGACTATGCCGCCATTGCAGTCCCCCGGTTGACGGGGCAGTTTGGGGAAAGCCCTAACCTGCAAGGCTTTGTCGGCGCTGTTGTCGAACCGCTTACGGAAATCGAAACGACATTCGACGCGCTGAAAAGCGAGCGCTGGATTGCGACGGCACATGGTGCGCAACTCGACGGGGCAGGTTCCATCGTTGGGGAAAACAGGCTTGGCCGGTCCGACACGGCTTATCGTGACGCAATCCGGTTCCGTGTGTTCATCAATACGTCGAAGGGCGCTCCGGTTGATCTAATCCGTGGCGTGAAATACCTGACCGCGCCAACCGATGCGCAATATATCGAGGCTTACCCTGCCACGGCTTTTGTGTTCACGAACGGGCTGTTCGTGGACTACACGATACAAGCCACCATTCAGGACATTACGCCCGCCGCTGTAACGACTGTGCCAGTGCTTGTGTCGTTTGCATCGCCGGTGTTTAGGTTCGGCAGCACAGCGGCGCTATCCGACTTCTTTATCAATCAAGGCGCTGGCCAAGAGTATCTTGGCGTCAATGGCGCAATCCTGAAAGTGACGGGTTCGGCATCGGCACCAATCGGAACTTCCGGCTTCGGTGGCGTTGTTCCGTCTGAATTAGATTTAGGCGGGTTCTCCCTTGATATTGAAGGTTCGGAGTTTGTCGTGTACGATCCAGACGGCGCTATTTTGATTGGCCGCGATAAATTGGCCGGGGTATTCCAATGACCTACACATTCGCGGAAACATACATCGGCTATCCTGATGGGCAGCAAAACGTAGGCGAACCGTCAGGCGTGATCCTGTCGGGCGGGTTCATCCCTGAAACGTCCGAAGCGCGCGGAATGCCACTTCCTGCCCAATGGCTTAACTGGCTGTTCCAGAAGCTGTTCCGACTGGTCAATCGTGACCGCGTTAGCGATGAAACCGGCGTTGGCCTGTTTACCGTGCCAGACAGCTTTATCAGATTGGAAGCCTTCGACCGTGCCGACCCGAACAAGTATCTTGTGGCGATTGGTTACAAAGGCGCTGCGGACGTGGTGCATAGTCTCAAAGTCGTTTCAAGCGCGACTTTGACGCTTGGAACGGCCACTGTAGGCGGAAATCAGCCTATCGCAGGCGGCGTTGACGTAATCACTTGCGGTATGTCCCGCAATTTCGGGAGCATCTGACAATGGCACTGACCGGCGCAGAAGAGGCCCTAGTCCGCGAGCTTATCGCACAGAATGCATCATTGCTATCGCTGGCTGACAACGAAGCCACGATCACGTCAAAGCTCGGCGCGGCCATTGCTGAATTGTCGGACCTTGCGCCTTCGGCAAGCGTGGCAGGCGGCGATCTCATGCTGATCCGTCAGGGCACCACTGACAAAAGCGTTACGCCTGCCGTGCTTATGGCTCCGTTCTTTGGTGACGCGGGCCTTGCAGCTCTCACAGACCTTGCGCCTGCCGCTGATCGTGTTCCGTACTTCACCGGCACCGGAACATCTGCACTTGCCACATTGACGGGTTCGGGCCGGTCGCTGATCTCGCAGGGTAGCTATTCGGCCATGCGGTCATTGCTCGGACTTGATACGATGGTTGTGCCACAAGGCGGCATCATTGCATGGTCGGGGTCGGTGGCCAGCATTCCGACAGGATGGGCGCTTTGCAATGGCGCAAGCGGTACACCGAACCTAACTGATCGGTTCATCATCGGCGCTGGCGGTGCTTATGCTGTTGGCGCTTCTGGTGGGGCCGTGGCGCATAGCCATTCCATTACCGTAAACACGGCAACGACCGGCATAACCATCAGCACAACTACCGCCACGGTTAACGCTGACGGTGATCCACCAAACGCATTGACCAGCGCCACGCCAAACGATCCAGGTCACTTCCACAACGCCAGCGCGGACAATGATCTCACTCTGCCCCCGTACTACGCTCTTGCATTCATCATGAGGCTTTAATCAATGGCGCTTACCGAAACAGAAGAGGCACTTCTCCGAGAGTTGCTGGCAGAAAAGCCGGAACTGGACAGCCTCGCTGATAATGAAGCCGCCATTATTTCCAAGCTGGCAGGCACCAAGATTGCGCTTGCCGACTTGACGGCTGCAAGCATTGTCAATGGCACTGACCTGACGCTTATCGTGCAGGGCGGAACAGCCAAGAATGCCACCATTGGCGCGCTTGTTGCATCTATCAGCACGTATGGAAGCGCCAAACTTTACGGGACATATGCAGCAGCAAGCGCGGCTTCGCATGTTGCAGGCGATGCGGTCATCGTGTTCGGAGATGCCGGGACGCATACTGACCCTGTTGTCGGCGGCACTGTTCAGAACGAAGGCGTCTATATCTACTCGGCTTCGCCTGCCGGACTTGAGCGCGTCGAAGACCTTGTAACTCAGGTTATCACCGATGCCGAAGCAAATGCCGTATCCGCTGCGGACACTGCAACGCAAATTCTTGAAATCCTGAACGCCATTGCGCTTGGTGTATATTACACAAGCACGGCGTCGGGTATTGCTGGCACGGTAGATGGTGAATACTTCGGGGTTGTCACCAATCCCGGCGTTAATGGCCTGTCCGAAGTGTACCTCAACAATGCAGGTACGGCAGTGTTGCAGTGGCAGTTTGCCACTACGGCAGGCACCAATTCAGCAATTGATGCTTTGGAAACAGCACTTGCTCTGAAAATTGCTGTAACTCCAGAAGAGTACGGCGCGGTAGCTGTCGAAGATGGCGGAACGACCAGCCAGACTACGGCAATTGCTAATGCGATGAACTCCGGGCGTTTGGTCAATTGCAACGGAAAGACATATATTCTCGGCGCTCCGGTTGTCCCCGGCGGCACGGTCAAGGGCATTGTTAACGGCCAGTTCCAATGGCTCAACACGACGGTCATGGCGCAACAGCAATTCATGCTGTCGATCATCGACAAAGATGACCTGATCGTCGCTGACAACGTATTCAACTTGGGCACTGTCGAGAACTGCGGAAGCAACAACGATAGCACCCGTGGCGCGGTCAAGATTTCGTCCAGCAATGAAGGCGTGACCTACATCAAGCGCCCTCGTGTCGAACGCAACCGGGTAACTGGTGGCGGCAATGGTACGGCTATTTACGTGCGCTCGGCCATTGATCCGCGTGTTAATTTCAACAACGTGCATGATCGTATCGTTGACGGAACACCGGCAAACGACGCGCAAAACGGGATTGATACGTCGCGGTCAAATGGTGGCCAGTGCATCGGCAACGTCATTGACGGCTTGTATTACCGCATTGGCGGAACACCAACCCGCGCATGGTCGCGCGGTATTGTCGTGGTGGAACTTACAGGCGGGGTCTATACCGGCAACATCATCCGCAATGTCGATCAAGGCATTGATTATTCCGGCGGCATCATCTCCGGGTTCCCGAACGGCAACACCAACATTACTTGCACCGGCAATATGGTTTCCGATGTTCGGACATATGGCATCAAGTTCGCCAACTGCATTCGCGATAGCGTGTGCACCGGCAACACTGTCACGCGCTTCGGATGGGGCGGGATTGTCGTTTCTGGTCAATCATCGGCATGGACGGGTAGCTCAACGCTCGCCACGCAAGGCCTTCTGATCGCGAACAACCGCGTCACTGATCCATCGGACTATTACAGCCGCACGGATTGCATTGGCGTATGGATTATACAGCGCGCATTGTATCCAGGCTATCCGTCTGAAATTCGGATTGCCGGGAACTACATCAGCGATAGCACGGGCGGCGGTCGCTTGCTGCATGGTATTTCGCAGGACGATGGCGACGGCGCGCATAACATCGTTGCAGGCGCGCCCCATAACGAAGTTGTCGGCAACCGCATCATCGGCCAAACCGGAACGCCGACTAAGGGTATCGCGCCAACTGGCCTGACGATCCTGACGGGCGACAGTTCGCAGCTTATCGCAACTGCCACATGGACTGCCGCGCTGTGGAACGTCGAAACGGCAGATGGCGAAGGTGCGCACAGTACATCGACAAATACCGAACTGTTCACGGCATCAATTGCAGGATGGTATCGCGTCGATTTCCATCTGCTCATGCAAGAAAACGCGACAGGCAACAGGCAAGCACGCATTCAAAAGAATGGCGCGTCAGTCCCCGGCGGAGATTACGCCAATGCGGGGCTTACAGGAGCCAATGTCACGATAAACGGCGGGGTTTCGCTTTACTTGGATGTAGGCGACACGGTAAAGGTAGAGGTGTACCAAAACAGCGGTATATCCTTGAATCTCTTGCGTCCTAACAGCCAATTCGCAATCCGTCGCTTGGAGCAAATGTAACATGGCACTTCCACCTTATGCATCCGGCATCAAGTCGCTGATTGTTGACGAGGTTACGGCGGAAACTGCTGCGGCTGTGCAGGATGTGACGGACACGCGCGATGCGGCGATGGCTGACATTGCATCGGAAGGCGCGATCCAGACGGCCAACGCGGCGGCGCAGGCGGCGGCAGCGGGAACAAGCGCATCGGAGGCTGCTACGTCCGCAGGCCTTATCAGCGCGGGGCACATGGACACGACGCTTCCGACTAACGGCACCACGCTGGGCGCAATCGGCACGTTCGGCAGCAGCACGGGCACGATCACGCGGGCATACTGGAATGGCGTCTCGTGGCGCAAGTTTTCGGACGACAGCTATGTCGCGTTTCGGCAGGCAGCGACTGTCAATATCGACGGCGATAGCATCGGGCGTGGCGTGTCTGCATCGCCCGTAACAAACGGCTGGGCTAATTCACAGTCCGTCACGATGGGGGCAACGCTTAGCAATCGCTCAATTGACGGCACGGTAGTCTCCAATCAGGACGCGCTTGCGAACAACCTGCGCGACACGTTCCAGACTGACCTGCTCGGCGCGAACCTCAAGGCGTCGGCAATCATCTGCCGTAGCTACAACGATGCGCGGCGGCCTGCATCGTCTGTCTCCGAGTTCGCCATCGATTATCGCGAGATCGTCACCCGTTGCCTCATGGCCGACGCTTACAACTATTCGACGCTGCTGGTGGCGCAGCCGTACTACATCACCGATATGGGCCTTGTGACCGGCACCGCTGGCTTCACCGGGCAGTCACGCGCGGGCTTTGAAACCTACGTGGACACGGTGACGGCGATTGCGCAGGAATGGGGCCTGCCGCTCATCCCGTTTTATGATTACCTGAAAAACAACGCGACCGACCGGGCCGCTTATATTGCGGACGTTGACGGGAACGACAAGATCCACCCCACCAACACTGGCCATACCTTGCTTGCCACCATTGCGCGGGCACAAACGTACGTAGCGAACACCCGCCCGCGACCGACCAATCTTGCCTTTATCGCCAGTGCAAGCGGCAGTTTCACGGTGCGATGGGACCGCGTTGCATCTGCGGCCAGCTACGAAATCGAGTATGGCCTGTTTTCGTCGCTGAACTTTTCGGCAGGCAGCACGACTGCTGCACAGGCTGGCACGGCGACCATCTCCAAGACGGTTAGCGGCCTGTCTGAATCTGTCTATATCGCCCGTGTCCGCGCCGCATTTTCGGATGGCGGCAAGGGGCCGTGGTCGCTGACGACGATTGCCTATGCCGTGGCCGGATCACTTGTCGAAACCATTAATGGCCTGACTGGGTCGCTGGCTGGCGCGAATTCTACCACGCTGGAAAGCACCACACCGACAACCGGCACCTGGACGAAGCACCCGACCAGCACTGTCGGTATGGCGCTCAACGGGTCTAGCCGCATTCGCGGTTCGACCAGTAATCATTACAGCCTTTACACCCTTGCCAGTGCGGCAATCCCAACTGGCGGGCGCGTCTATTCAGAATCTGACGTTTTCAACGGGGGCAGCTTCACTGTCAGCACTCTCAATCAGGGTGTTGTCGCGCGGCTTGATGCGACAAACAGGATATGTCTGTTTGCCTGCTACAATGGGCAGACAATCCGCTTGTTCTACCTGAACAACACAACGTTCACGCAGTTGGGCATCTACACGCCTGCGGCCACGCTGACGACCTACACGCTACGGCTTGAAGCGGGCGATGCGGTGCAGCGCGTTTATCTCGACGGCGTCCCGGTAATCGTCACGACCGTCGCGGACGCGAGTATGTCGGGGCTTGGCACCGGGCAGGGTATTATGATCCAGACCGGCGGGTTTAGCTACAACACCACTCCTAATACCGGCTTGCTTTACACGCGCGCGGAAACGGGTGTGCTGGCTTAACTATCAAACCAAAGGAACGGCCAATGAACATCAACGCAACCATCGCACGGATTGAAGCACTTCGGCGCAGGCAGGCAAAGCATGTCGCACGGTTGGCGGAGATCGAGACTGAACTCTGCCCGCTTCTGTCCGCCGTCTTGTGCGAGCATGGCCCTGCAAACGGCGTTGACGAAAACGTCATGGCGGCAGCTTCGGCACCAAAGGACGATGGTGGCAAGTGATGACTACGTTCGTTTACTCCGCGCATCTGGCGCTTTTAATCGCGGGGTTTGTGATGGCTGGGCCTAGGC